CATGATGAACTTATGACCGATGAGCGTTGGCCTATCCAAGCGTACCGTGCTTTTTATAAGGTTGACAAAAGTAAATTTGCACGTTACAACAAGGGAAGATCAAGGCCCATATGGATGCAAGACACATATGACACAACAGAATTAGGTAATATCTACAATATTAGAAAGGAGAATTAATATGGCTAAGAAACTTGAGAACATGACACCCGAAGAACGCTATGCGTACTATGAAAAGAGACAGGCTAAAGAGGCCGCTGAACGTCAGAAGATTATTGATGCAATTCCGGCAGACATGATGCGACTTATTGCAGACCTCGCCACTAAAGCAGAAAGAGTATCTGATACTGGTGGCTATGGTTGTAATGGAGGGGTACGTTATCTTCCAGCGTTTGATTTACAGGAACTTGAATCTGCTGTGCAAGAGGTGCGTAGGAAGTTTAACCTACCTGAATTTTCAGGTTGACTTCAACACACTAACCTGATATAAGATAACATCACTTAACGATAGGAAAGGAAAAAGATATGCCACTAGATTTTATTCCAGAGAACTTAGACTTTGACGTTGTGTTTGAACCAACCAAAGTCAACGACAAAAAATATGTTATCAACGGTAGCACAGGCGACTACATTGGCATCGTTGGCAATGGTTTCACCTGTGCATCACACACTGACTTCTTTCGGGATGTGATTGATGCAACGACAGACAATCTGTCTGAGCATGAGATCGAAGGTGCAGATATCAAATGGCGTGACGCGCATCACAATGGCTGGGCTATGATGGATATGACCTTACCAAACGTGAACGCTAAGATTGTCACAGATAAGTCTGACACTACGGTTGCACAGCGTATCATTGCATTGCATGGTGTCAACGGTACATGCTCTAACGTAACTATCTTTGGTGCGATTGATTTCTTCTGTCTTAATGGGCAGATCAGAGGACGCCATGATAAAGTGGTGCGTAAGAACACGTCTAACTTTAGTCTTGATAGGTTCATCATTGAACTTGAGAAGTCTACTCAAGACTTTCATGCACAGACTGAACAGCTACAGCGTTGGGCAAACACTAGCCTTGTAGGTGTAAATGTAAAGGCAATGCTTGAGACAATCATGAAGTCAGATCGTAAAGCTGAGAAGATGTATGGCCTTTATAATCAAGAGGTTAGTGTGCGTGGCAATAATCTTTGGGCATTGTATTCTGCCTTCACAAACTATGCTACCTATGCTGATGAGCGTAATGGTTTTGCTCTTCGTAAAACACAGAACGATACACGCGCAGTGTCTATGTTTCAGCGTGAGGTTGAAGTAGCTACTTGGGTTGACACACCACAGTTCAGACAGTTGGAGGCGGCATAATGATTAGAAGAATGCATGACACAGACGAACCCAAAACATTAAATGGAGCATGGTTTCTGCCATGCTTCCTTTACTGGACAGTAGATTGCTATGTAAAACTATCATCACCTGAGTGGAAGTTTTGGAAAACTTATAAGTTCTATTATGAGAGAGGATATGATCCAGAACAGTATGTATACAACTCATTTGTCAGGAGTAATATATCATTAGGTGACGGTGTTTATGTGCATGACTACACTAGCCAATATTATAAATTAGAAAACTATCAGTTTATAAATGGCAAAGAGGCTTATGATAAATTGGATTACCCTGAATTAGATGGTCACGCTGTACAGTGTGGTAGAGAGGAGATAAAAAATGAAACTGGATAATGCAGTAGGTATGCTTGTTGGACTTGCAGTTGGTGACGCTCTTGGCGCACCACTGGAGTTCGGTCCAAGCAGAGAGCCGGATAACTATATAACTAAGTATGTTGAAGGTGGTGCCTTCGCTATGGATATAGGTGAATGGACAGATGACACAGCTATGGCTATGGCTATGGCAGATTCACTGATAGAACATAAAGCTTTTATCCCTGACGCTATCATGAATAACTTTGTGTCGTGGTACATCGATGGTAAGTTTATCCCAAGAGGCGTGTGCTTTGACATTGGTAATACAACTAGACGTGCGCTGGAAGCTTACATTAAAAATCCAGCAACACCATACAAAGGTAATCCTGATCCTAATCAAGCAGGTAATGGTGCCTTGATGCGTATCGCTCCGGTTGTTATTGCTGCATCATCGTGGAGTCAGGCAATTGAGATGGCATCATTGCAAACTGTACTGACACATGGCAGTGAACTGTGTGTTAAATATGGCACTGCCTTCGCAGAAGAATTGTATCATGGTGATGCACTACAAAAGTACAGTTCATACAAACTGCCTACTGATACACCAAGAGAAAAGGTTATGTCAGGTGGGTTTGTAGAAGAGACATATCAGTGTGCTATGTGGGCCTTTCAAACCACAGATAACTTTGCTGACTGTGTTATCAAGACTGTTAATCGTGGCTTCGATAGTGACACTTGTGGTGCAGTAGCTGGCATGATAGCTGGCGCACACTATGGATGGTCAGGTATACCAAGCCACTTCACTGACAATCTGATGTGGCATGATCAGATCAAAGACACAGCAATCAAACTATATAACTTACATAGGTGATAGAATGAACACAGTAAATGACTTGAAAGAAGAATACTTTTCTTCACACGATTTCAAACACTTGCGTGATGAAACTAAGAAACAGTATGAATACTTTTTAAGTATCATGACCGATACTAAATTGGACAACAAGCTGTTTAAGAATATGCATTACACAGATGTTACAACTAAACAAGCTAAGCTTGCGTATGATATGTGGTGTGATCGTGGCATTCCTTTTGCCAACCATGTTATGTCAGCGACACGCATCCTGTTTAACTATGCCTTGCGTATGGAGCATTGTAATATTAATCCTTTCGCTATCGTGCGTAGGAGAGCCACACAGCCGCGCAAGACTGTATGGACTAAGGAGGATATCACAAAGTTCTTAGACGCCGCCTACAGCGATTTTAGCACACGTAATATAGGTCTTATTGCACACATGGCATACGCTTGGTGTCAGCGAGTAGGAGATATGCGCCTGTTGACTTGGGATAGTATTGATTTGAATGAAGGTCGTGTGCATATTGAACAGTCAAAGAGAAGGGCAGAGGTTGTATTGCCTATCGATGATGACCTGCGTGATATGTTAGTACAACAAGAACAGGACTTCGGTTTTCAACCTTACGTTGCACCAAGACCAACACCATACAGAGGAACGTATGAGCCATACACACAGTACAAGCTACCGTTGTTTGCACGTAGGCTGATGGATGAGGTGGGTCTATCAAAAGACTTGAGACTGTCTGATCTTAGACGAACAGGCACAACAGAAATGGTAGAAGCTGGTGTAGGAATAGGACAAATCATGTCTGTTACAGGACACGCTAATCCACAATCAGTAAAACCTTACATGAAAAATACATACAACAGTGCAAATACTGCGTTGACAGCCAGACGTGAGCATGGTATAAGCACTAAACTGCCGCAGGGAAAGTGATATTATATATAACTATATATACACTTAACTGTTTAATAGAAAGGATATATAATGTTTAACCCTGACGATTACGATGTAGCTAATGGAGAGACTAAGCGTCTTGATTGTCCAGCATGTAAAGGCTTCAAGACTTTCAGTATAACAAATAACATGGGCAGTCTCATGTGGAATTGTTACAAAGCAAGTTGTACCTTGAGTGGTGGTACTCGTGTTCATCTATCTGTTGAAGACATACGAAATGGATTCAAGGGTGCAGAAGACTTTGCTTCACAAGATACATTTGTAATGCCAAGCTATGTCGTACCCTGTAACTCTGATGTAATTGATTGGGCATCAAGCTTGTATCAGTTGGATGCTAAACAATTAGGTTTGTTGTATGATGTAAAGGATCACCGTGTTGTATTTCCAGTCGTACATGATGGTAAGATTGTAGATGCAACAGGTCGTTCACTTGGAAAGAAACTACCTAAATGGAAAAGGTATGGAAAAAGTGGCTTGCCATACTCGTATGGTTGTGGTAAAGTCGCAGTTGTTGTTGAGGACTGTGTGAGTGCAGCCGTTGTTGGTTACGGTTCCTTTGTCGGGGTTGCGATACTTGGAACGTCTTTACAAGAGTCGCATAAAGGATATCTTTCACAGTTCTCAACAGCCATAATAGCGTTAGACCCCGATGCGCTACCGAAGACATTGCAGTTTGCAAAAGAATTACGTGGGCATGTAAACGATGTTCGTGTACTACGTATAAATGATGATCTTAAATATCGTAACCCCGAAGATATGGAGAAGCTAAATGGAATTATCACTGATTAGAAGTCTTATGGACAAAGAGTTTTATGATGAGCATCGTGGCGCACGTTGCCCTGATCGTTTGTTCAGTAAGGATGTACGTAAAATTAAACAGGCTATTGATACAGCAATGGATCGCTATGAGCGTAGCGTTACACCAGATGAGATCGAAGCTTTGTTCATGGCTAATAACCGAACACTTACTACAGCACAGAAGCAAGCGTATTCTTCTTTGTTTAATAGCGTTAAACGTGAGGCACCTATGGGTGGTGACATAGCGCAAGAAGTATTGTCTAAGTTATTTCAACAGGTGATTGGAGAAGACATTGCCAATCTTGGATTTGATTATGTGAATGGGGATCAGTCTAGCCTTGAACCATTGCGCCAAATGCTTGAACAGTATGGTGACGACTTCACACCTAACTTAAAAGTTGAGTGGGATGATATTAGTCTTGAGACATTGCTTGATCGTAATGATCTTGAAGCACGATGGACATTTAACATACCGTCACTGACACGTAAGGTTGAGGGTGTTAACGCAGGTCACTTGATTGAGGTGGGTGCCAGACCAAATACAGGTAAGACATCGTTTCATGCAAGCTTAATTGCATCGCCCGGTGGTTTTGCTCATCAAGGTGCCAACTGCATTATCTTATGTAACGAGGAAGGGTATCATCGTGTGGGTGCAAGATACCTGACTGCCGCTACAGGCATGACTATGCGTGAGATCAAAGAGAACCCAAGCAAAGCACGTGACTTGTACGCACCTGTAAAAGAACGTATCAAGATTAAAGATGCCACAGGACGTGACATGAATTGGGTTGAGAGTATCTGTAAGTCATACAAGCCAGACATTGTTCTGCTTGATATGGGTGATAAGTTTGCTAGGACAGGAGGCTTTGCAAGACAAGATGAAGCACTGAAGGCTAACGCTGTTCATGCTCGTATGATTGCTAAGCAACATGAGTGTGCTGTGTTCTATATGTCACAGCTATCAGCAGAAGCAGAGGGTAAGGTCATACTTAATCAGAGTATGATGGAAGGATCACGCACAGGTAAAGCTGCTGAAGCTGATCTTATGATCCTGATTGCTAAGAATCCTGTTAAAGAAAACCAAGACGAAGAAGATACCGCACGTCATCTAAATGTAGTAAAGAATAAGTTGACAGGATGGCATGGTGATGTACACTGCAATCTTGAATATCAAACAGCGAGGTATGTAGTATGAAACTAACACTTGACGTAGAGAATACTGTTACACATCGGGATGGCAAGATGCATCTTGATCCTTTTGAACCAGATAACTCTCTGACTATGATTGGTATGCTTAGTGACCAAGGAGAAGAGGTTCATATTACTTTGGATCATAAAGAGGTCGATAAGACTCCTAATGGTCACTTTATAGTACAGGACTGGCTTGATCAAGCGACTGTGCTTATCATGCACAATGCTGCACACGATTTGCTGTGGCTGTGGGAGAGTGGGTTTAAGTATGATGGCCCTGTGTTTGACACAATGCTTGCAGAGTATGTGCTACAGCGTGGACAGAAAGAACCACTGTCACTTGAGGCTTGTGCTATACGCTATGAGTTGGACACGAAGAAGCAGGACACACTGAAAGTATATTTCAGAAAGGGCTACAGTACTCGTGACATACCTCATGCAGAGTTGTCTGAGTATCTATCTGCTGACCTTCATGCCACACAACAATTGTCTGATCGTTTGTATTATCGTCTTAATACACCAGAAGATAGTTCACTAATGACGACAGCACTGCTTACAAATGAAGTAGCAGTTCGTCTTGCACGTATCTATCAGAGAGGGTTTACTGTTGACTTGGATATGCTAGAGGAAGTTCGTAAAGAATACGAAGAAGAAAAGGTACAGCTAATCGAAGAGTTACAGGAACAAGTTCGTGATGTTATGGGTGATACACCTATCAATCTCAATAGCCCAGAGCAATTGTCTTGGGTGATCTATGGTCGTAAGGTTATAGATAAAAACGATTGGTCTGTTAGCATTGATCCATACATGGATGACTCAGAGTTTCGTCATATAATTAATACAAAGACAGAGAAACTCTACAAGACAAAAGCACAGCAGTGTCCTGAATGTAAGGGTAGTGGTTACATACTTAAAAAGAAAAAGGACGGTACGCCATACGCTAAAGCTAATCGTTGCCCTATATGTAACACAGATGGATTTCTATTTAATCCGACAGAGACAGCCGCCGGATTTAAATTCAGACCACCTACTCCTAAGTGGGCAAGTGCCAATGGCTTTAGTACAAGCAAGAACAATCTTCAGTTACTTGAGTCAGCAGCAAAAGCAAAAGGACTAGACAAGGCTGTTAACTTTCTGAGTAAAGTCAGAAGGTTGAGTGCTGTTGATACATACCTATCATCTTTTATTGATGGTATTAAAACGCACGTAAAGCAGGATGGTAAGCTGCATGTCAGACTGCTACAGCACAGAACTGCAACAGGTAGACTGTCAGGTGCTGATCCCAACATGCAGAACATGCCACGTGGTCAAACCTTCCCTGTAAAAAGGGTATTCGTATCACGTTTCGATGGTGGCAAGATACTAGAGGCTGACTTTGCTCAGCTAGAGTTTCGCGCTGCCGCTTATTTATCACAAGATGGAGTTGCAATTGAGGAAGTTTCTACTGGATTTGATGTACATGCATACACCGCGAAGGTTATTACCGATGCTGGTCAACCTACGGATCGCCAAACTGCAAAGGCGCACACGTTTGCTCCACTCTATGGCGCAACAGGCTTTGGAAGAACGCCAGCAGAGGCAGCATACTATGAACACTTCACAGAGAAGTACCAAGGCATCGCAACTTGGCATACCAAGCTGGCTCAAGAGGCTTTAACTACTAGAAAAATACGTACACCAAGTGGTAGAGAGTTTTCTTTTCCTGATGTTATACGTAAGTCTAGTGGGCGTGTATCACACTTTACACAGATAAAGAATTATCCTGTGCAGAGTTTTGCAACGGCAGACATAGTACCTATTGTGCTTATCTATATAGATGACTTACTTGCTTATGCAAAATCATGCATAGTGAATACAGTACATGATAGTATTGTGATTGATGTACACCCAGACGAAGAGAGGCTTGTACTTCAGACAATAGAAAAAGCAAACAATGAGTTACCCAATTTGATCACAGGTAAATGGGGTATCACATTTAATGTGCCATTATTATTAGAGTCAAAAATAGGACCAAACTGGCTTGACACTAAAGATGTGGCGTGATATAACTATGCACTATTCTCTAAAAGAAAGGAGTAAAATATGACACAACTAACAACAATTAATGTTAATGATTATGCTGCAATGGCTAAAGCTTCAGGCATTGCACATGAAAAGACCTCTTCATCTTCTGGTTCATTGGCACGACTACGAATTAATCATGCGCCTATCATGGGTCCAGCAGAAGTTAATGGTAAGACTGTCAATGTCGAAGTTGTTGAAGGTGGTACATACAAGCTGGAGATTCCTGACGGACCTACCTACTATGCATCGTCTGTTAAGATTCGTCCTTTCATGCAACGCTTTATGCATAAGCGTTTTGTGCAAGGGGATGCTAAGAAACCAAATCGTTATATCAAGACAATCATGTCAGATGATCTGGACATAGACCTTAAAGATAATGATGGTGGTTTCAACTGTGGCAAACCAGCAGGTTACATCAAGGACTTTAAAGCACTACCTAAGTCACAACAAGATTTGCTCAAGTCAATCAAACGTGTACGTGCTGTCTTTGGTGTAGTCGAATGTATCAATCCAACAGATGACAAGGGTAATTCTGTAAATATAGAACCAACCCCATTCATTTGGGAGATTGATAATCGTGATGCATTTAAAGAGATTGGAAATAGTTTCAATACTCTTGCTAAACGAGGGCTTCTTCCTGTCAATCACATCATCACTGCTAATACAAGTGAACGTAAAATACCAACAGGCGCATCCTATTACGTACCTGTAGCATCACTTGACATCAGTAGTGTTGTCGAACCATCTGAACAAGACCATGTTTTGTTTGGAGACTTCTTGGAATGGATTGATAACTACAACAACTACATCTTTAACTTATGGTCAGAGAAAGTAAACTCACGCATGGAACAAGATGATGTAGATGTAGTAGACGATATCGTAGACATTGATATCGAAGAAGAAGAGGTAGCATAATGCATCACCCTGCTGAATTAAAAATCCATAGGTATATGGAAGATGTTGTTAAGGGTGAGTCGCTTATGTCTGAGTCAACCATTAAACAGGTTGGCTTGGATGTAATGACAGCACTCCAAAAACAATTCGGCAGTGGTAATGGCAGGGGCGATTTTAAATTACGCATGTCAAATGTGGGTCGCCCCACTTGCCAACTTTGGTACGAGAAGAACAAACCAGAAGTCGCCGTGCCATTGCCTACCACATTCGTAATGAACATGATGTTGGGAGATATTGTTGAAGCAGTATTTAAGGGCATCATGAAAGAAGCGGGAGTTAAATATGAAGACACTGATAAAGTCACACTGGAAGTCGGTAGCCATCGTATTAATGGGTCTTACGATATTATTGTGGATGACGCCGTAGATGACATCAAGTCTGCATCTGACTGGTCATATAAAAATAAGTTTGAATCTTATGATAAGTTGGCAGAGAA